GGCCAGTATGATCAGGCCATTGCTGATGTGGACCAGTGGATCTACACCATGCAAGCGGCCCTGCCTGTCATCACGAACGACTAACCCTATCGGGCCCGCTCCGGCGGGCCCACCACATGTCATTAGGAGAAAGCACATGACACGTCCATTGCACACTATCGCCCGCGAGATATCTGTCGATTGGAAGAAGCCCTACTTCGGAGCGGTTCCATATCTGCAAGCCATGGCGACGCTAAGTTCCATCGAAGACCCTTTTTACTATGATTCTGGAGATAGCATCGTTCGCTACTTTCTCGCGAACGCTGCCACTTGGCGGGGCGAAACCGCCAAGCGGATCAAGGCTGAATTGAAAGCCATGCTCTAACTTGTCGCCCTGCTACGGGGGCCCGCTTCGGCGGGCCCTTTTTTTATGCCTGTATATTATAACACTGGCGATTCTAACGAGGCGCGGCGGGCGATTCTCTCGGGTTCTATCTTAAACACTGGCGATTCTTTCGAGCGGGCGCGGCGGGCGATTCCGGCGGGCGCAATAAATCGCGGCGATTTATTTTGGCGATTTATTAGTTGACAATGTCACCGGATCCTGTTAAACCTAATGAGTCTTTTAAACCGAAGAAAGGGTTATCCTATGGACATTAACGAGGTGGTTGAAACCATTAATAAACTCGAAGCGGCGGGGTATATTGTGGCAATCTTTAGGCCACACGATACGCAATGGATTATTGATAGCGAAGAAGTTGAAGAAGCAATGATTGCAGCCGGACAAAAATTTATAGCTTCTAACCATAGAAAGGATTCTAACAATGATTAAGACAGTGGACGCAATGGTCGAAGCTTTAAAGCGCGGACAGTTCGCGGGCGTGATTCTTTACGAGGGTCCGAGTCGATTGGACGGCAAGCCGATTGCTGTTATCGCAAACCGCATAACGACAAAAAGCAATAATGATAAGACTGGCGCAATGGTCCAAACTTTTATTGTTCGGTCCGACATTAATCCGGTCGAGGCTTTACGGTCCGGCGATGACGCGTCAGTGTGCGGAGACTGCAAGCGGCGGCCTAGTGTCGCGAAAGCGGCGGGCATCAAACCTTGCTATGTTAAGGTGTTCCAGTCGGTTCTTTCGACATGGAAAGCCTTGGGGCGCGGGCGATATGCTCGCCCGATTGTAGACTATGATCCTAGGATCCTGCCCGATTTGTTCGAAGGTAAAGCCTTTCGCATGGGTTCCTACGGGGATCCTGCTGCTGCACCCTTTGCAATGTGGGCGCGGGCTGTTAAGCGGGCGGCGATGGTTAACGGTTATTCTCATCAGTGGCACAAGCCAGAGTTCGCTAAGTTCAAAGCCTTGACCATGGCAAGCGCGGACAATGAAGCCGAAGCCTTGCAAGCATGGGACGCGGGCTGGCGCACGTTTAGAGTTCGGGCGAAAGATGAAAGCCGCTTGTCAAACGAGGCGATTTGTCCGGCATCGAAAGAGGCGGGCGCAAAGGTTTCCTGCACCGATTGCAAAGCATGCGGCGGGCACTCGGCAAAGGTCCGCAAGTCCATTGTCATCATGGCACACTAAGGGGGCAGGGGGGCGAAAGCCCCCTTTCCTTTGTCCGCTGTCTTTACACTGGCGATTCTGTCGAGTCCTTGTATTCTGGCGATTCTTTCGAGCGCGAGGCCGCGAGTTCGAGGAAAGCCGACCACATCCCCCTGCCAATGGGCAAGATCATCAAAGGTTCTGGCGATTCTGTCGACGGGTCGTGCAGTTGGGTCACGTGTTCTGCGCCATAAATCCTGACGACCCATGCCCGAGGGTGGCTGATCAGGTTATAGACATTGCGTGAAACGCGGGACCGCTTGGTCTGCCATGCAATTTGCGCGGGTCTCCACAGTCCATCCCCTTGAAATTTTATGGTAGAACAGACCTTGAGTTCGCACCACAGCTCAATGGTGGTTTCCTGCGACAGAGAAGGCCACACATAGGCCCCGTTCAGGTCGGGGATACCCGAACCCGCCCAAGCCTCGATGCGGGTCCAGTGAACGTCCTTGTCGGTTTCCTTTTTCAGGTGTTCCCAGATTGCTTTTTCGGTCTTCATTCGTCGAGCTCCGCGAGGGTGTCGGGTGACTCGTATGTGGGTATGTCCTCGCCTGTTTCGGAGCGCATGGTCTTGACCATGTCGATGGTTGGGCCTGTCCCCTGTGCAAGCGCGGGAAACTCAGCCTGAAGGCGCATGATCTCGGCAAGAACCTCCTCCTTCGACATCTGATCGATCTTGCCGACCAGTATCTCCGAGCGACTGATGTAGAGCCCTGCGGCCTGTCCTCTGGCCTTCTCGGCGGCAACAGCAGAGGCATAGTTCTGCTTCTCCATCGCGGCATCGCGGATGCGGGCCAGCTGTCGGACGTGGTTGTCGAAGGTCACCTCATACTTTTTGCCAAGCTCCTCTTTCAGCTCGGCTATGCGGGCAAGTATCTGGGGGTAGTCCCTGCCGTTCAAGAATTTAGAGCCCGCCACCAGTGCGGTGCTCTCGGTGTATCCAGCAAGCCGTGCCGCCTCGGTGCGGGTCACGTCCTCGGTGGCGTAGATGCGGCAGAATTTCTCCTGCTTCTCGGTCAATCCCTTTTCATTCTTCGGGTTGACAACAATGTCAAGTTTTGGGCGGTGGGTCACTTTCGAACGGGCCACAGATGCTCTCCTTCGCTGGCGGTTCTGCTATAAACTATCACAGTTCTATCAAACATTGTAACAAATATAGTATGTAAGCCTTTGAATATAGGGGGATATCATCTTATAGGGGGTTTAGCGAGGAAACGGTCCAGAGGGGGGTCCGTCTCCGCGTACGTGCACGAGGCGACAATTCTGTTTACTGTGTGCGCGACGGAAGTGATGATAATTCTGGAAACCCCCTATATTTTGATATCTACCTATATTCAAAGGGTTACACACTATATCATTGACAATGTTTGATAGAGTCTATCTTCTCTAAGGACAAAGGACAGCCGCCCTTCGAAAAACAATTTGTAAATTATTTCCACAACCCCACTTGACACTGTCAAATCACCCATCTATCTTGACATACAAGACGGGACCAACACAGAAAGGATGACCCCATGTCTTACACCGCAGAGCAGATGTACCGCGACCTCTACCGCAAGACCACCGAGCAGATCATCGAGATGATGATCGCCACTGGCATCAATCCCGAGCTGGGCTATTACGAGAACGAGTCCGCAAACCTCTTCGACATGGGCGCGTTGCATCTGATGAACCGCCTTAGCGGATCCGACTTCTCCCGCGTGATGAACCGCATCGGCGACATCGCAGTGCAAAAGGCAGAGGACAGCGGCGAGATCCCCTACTGGACCTATGACCGTCCAGCCGAGGATGCTGACGACACAATCAGCTACTGTGTTATCGATCCTTATGATGAAATCCCCATCGACAACGATGAACAGGTCCGCTGGTATGACACCAGTGCCGAGCTCTGCTGACGTTGTCAGACAATCCAAAAGCCCCCCTTTCCAAACATCTGACAATCCGGAGAAAGACCATGACCTTCAAGACCTTTGCCACCGCCCAAGAGATCTTTGACTACGTGACCCCCCTGCTGTTCGAGCAGGGGGAAAGGTCTATAACTCTGCACGAGGAAATAGAAAACCACACCCAGTGCTCTTATCGCGGTGGGTACGAAGGCGAGCTTCGCTGTGCGATTGGCTTCATCATCCCAGACGAGCTGTATTGCGAGGCCTTCGAAGGCCAGAACATGGCGAACCCTGCACTAAAAGACGCATTGTCTTCGGTCATTCCGATAGAGGATGAACAGCTGACCCTTTTCCTGCAACAGTTCCAAGACGCTCATGACTACTGGGATGACACCGCCTCCGACTTGTTCCGCCGCCTCCAAGACCTTGCCATATGTTGGAAGCTGGACCGGACGGTTCTGTCGAGTTTCGGTATGGTAGAAAACCCCACCTGATACCACCATTATTCACCATAGAAAGGAACCACCATGAAACCGCTTGTTAAACCCTCGCCAAATCTGAACGGCACACCCGTTTGTGATCTGGTCAACCAGTACATGGCGGTGGCGAACACCGCCCGCGAGTTGCTGGACAATCTTGCCAAAGCCTCGCCACACGGGCGCGACTATCCACCTGACTACATCTACAAGCATGGCGATTTGTCGGAGGCCCGCGAGGCCTTCGGCGAACGCTACCGTGCTGTCCTTGCTCTCGAAGAGGAGTTCGTTCGGATGGCTGTTTCTTTGCACAGGGGAGAGGACCAATGACTATTTTCTTTGTATCATCCATGGAGATGCACGGGGCCCTGCGCGAGGCTCCAAGTGCCGACTGGCATGGGACACGTGCCGACGCTCAGGTACATGCCCAGCGGCATGCGAACGAGACAGGCGAAACCCATTTCGTTTATTCTGTCGAGAAGTTTGACTACTTCGAGCCGGAGGTTCCGGTCGAACCTGATCTGGACCTGACGGGCTACAAGCTCTGGAACCCTCCGCTACACTCGAAGTCCATGCCTCGTGGTATCGGCCCCGAAGATTACGTCTCGGTGATCCTGCGGGATGGCAACGTCTTGTCCCCAGAACTGGCAAGCCATTACAACTGGGATGTCAACTATGCGGCACAGGCAGAGGGCAGATACGACGAGAGCGACATCATCGCCTATCGGGTAGTGGAGGACTGGGAAAGGGCAAAGGACGGCTATGTGCCCTTCTTTGGCGATTTAAAAGGCACTCTGCCCAAAGGGGTAGGTCCTCGGACCCTTGTTCTTGTCAAGTTCCGCAATCAGGAACCCACCCAACACCCGTGTGTTGCCTCGGCCCTGACGTGGTCTATCGATCCTGAAAATCCTGACAATGGCGACATCGTTTCTTACAAGATCGTGGAGTACATCTGACCATGGCAAAGAAACAACTCTACCGCGTCACCGTCCGGTACACGGGAACTAAGACCTTCATACTGGACACTACACCCCTTGACTCAGACGATCTCGGGATGATCTTTTACGCCCCCGAGACGATTGAACAATGGACCAACCCCATCCACGACGACGTTTCTGTCGAGCTCGTCAGTGCCGAACTCTTGCAAGGAGATGATAAATGAAACCGCTCTACATGACACGGGCCGAGGTAAAGGAAGAACTTGATTACGAGATTGTCAGTGAAGGTAATGAGATAGCCTTCTTCATTACCCGTGACACCCCCATCATCATCACCCCCTACGAGCCAAGGGGGTTGCGGAGATTGGTGGGCGAGGCTTGTCTAGTCAACACTCCCGCAACCCAACATGCAGTGCTGGTTTGCGGTGATGTCAGCTGGGTTGCAAACGAAATAAGAGATCACTTTGAGGGGAAAGACTGATGACACGAGCATATAAGATCGAGGCGGTGGTCATTTACGAGATCATCGTCGAGGCCCACAACGAGGACGATGCTTTCGAGCGGGTCGACCAGATACCATTCAAGGAATGGGAGATGGGGGATGTCGCGTACGATTTGATCGAGACAGATCCCGAGGACAATTATGAAGACGCATCGAGGGATGATTGAAATGACAAAGGACAAAGTATGGGTGGTCGTTTCAGACGGTCGCAATTTGAGCGAGCCAGTGGTCAACGTCTGCGCCACCGAGGCCCGAGCTCTCCAGCTCGTCTCTGAAATGTGGGAAATCTGGCAACGGGACTACATCGAAGGTTCAAGCGAGGCTGGTCTCACCGACTTTGATGAACCCGTGCCGTTTCACCAAGGCGACATGTATACCTTCGAGCATCCAGAGGTGGATCATGAGAACACCGAGTGGCATTACGTTTATGAAGTGGAGATCGACCATGGGTGATTATGTGGGAGCGGGCTATCGGGGGACAGACACCAGTCAGGATGCCGCTGCGATGATTGCCGGACGGGCAGGAACCTTGCGCCGTCTGGTTATCGACATCCTGAAGAAGCACAAGAAGGGGCTCACCGCCGATGAAGCCGCCGCCATTCTGGAAGAGAGCGTTCTGGCAATCAGGCCGCGTTTCACCGAGTTGAGGCAGGATGGGCTCATCAGAGACTGCGGAGGCCGCAGACCCAACCTGTCAACCCGAATGGCTATCGTGTGGGTAATGAACAGGAAGAAAAAGAAATGAGCGAACCTTCACCCAAGACGGTCGACCTGATCGTCAACACCCTGTTCTTTGCCTTGATGCTGCCGTTCATTTACTACGCTGATGAACTGGTTGAGGCAGTCCGGAGTTTCTTTTGATGCTGGAATGCATGATCCTCGGAGATAGCATCGCGGTCGGTGTGGCAATGCACCGACCGGAGTGTGAGGTCTATGCCAAGGTGGGTCTGTCCTCAGTGCAGTTTGGCACGATCTATGCGGACAAGATACTGGAGGCGAAGACCGTCATCATCAGCGTCGGTTCTAACGATCACCAGTATGTGCCGACGAACTACGAACTGTTGAAGATCAGAGGACGGATATCTGCGGACACGGTCTACTGGATCATGCCGCAGGGTAACGCCAAGGAGGCGAACGTTACCATCACGAAGATACAAGCCATGGTTAGCAAGATTGCTAACACGATGGGCGACGGTGTGATTCACTTTACCCCGTCACCTGATGGAATCCACCCGACTACCAAAGAATACAAACGCATTGCCCTTGAGGCAGCACCACCAAAGGAGCCAGAAGATGACGAAGGATATGCTGGAAAATATAATCGCCCGTATTGAGAAGCTGGAAGAAGAGAAGGCCGCTGACGAGATTGAACGGTTGCGGGGTGAAAATCAAAAATTGTTAAAGGCGTTGACGGGTTTGTATGAAGCCTGTCGTTGGGAAAAAGTTGCCCCCGAAATAGACGCTGCAAAAGCCGCCCTTGCTAAAGCAACAGGTGGTGAGTGATGGAAGACATTATCAAATTTGTTGTTGGCCTCTGGGTTTTGTTCATGCTTGGTGGCACGGTCATCATGCTGACTTGGCTGATGTGGTACGCTTTGCGGGATATATTTACCAGAGGGAGTCGGTGATGGACATTGTTGAACGGTTGCGGATATGCGCCGCTTATGACCCAGATCAGAAAGAAGCCGCAGACGAAATTGAACGGCTGCGGGAAGCATTAGAGATTATTTCCGACAAACTTTATGACAAAGGTGAATATGATCTATGGGCAGCGGCACGGAACGCATTATGGCAAGGAGTGCAAGCAAATGTATCAATGAACCAAATGAGGAAAGAGTGATGCTTCAACTTAACCCCACCATCCCAATGGACACGCCCAAAGGACCAGCTAAGGCCCACTTTGTAATTGACTACGGGCAGGAGCATCACTTGCTTTGGGTGTGCTTTCAGGATGACACGGGGGAATGTTGGACATGGCCTAACCCTGCCGTCAGATTGCAGGAGAATGTATCAATGAACCAGACGAGGAAAGAGTGATGGATCATGTGATCGATATAGCTGGCGTTGATCCCGCAGTAATGCGGTTTCGGATGGAGAAAGAGCAAGAACATAAAGCCCTGCGTGACAAGTTCGCAATGGCGGCACTGACCGGATTGCTGTCAAATCAAAAGCTTGCTTCTAAGTGCCTTGATGAAGGTGGTGCCGCAAGCGGATGGTTTGAAATAAACGCATACGCCTATGCAGATGCCATGATGAAAGCACGGGAGGCCAAGTGATGGACATTGTTGAACGGTTGCGGATGAAAGTTCCGATGTCATTCCAGATGGATTGGTCCGACCGAGCCAAGGCCGCAGACGAGATCGAGAAGCTACGAAAACTCCTCGGCCTAGCGGCGGCGGCAATTGATTTTGCTGATAATGCAATCAAACAATTGCAACAAAGTAACTCCGCCCTGCGGGAAGCATTGGGAAAGAAAGAGGAAAGAGAAAAGCAAATGACAAAGTACATCTGGCCTACGGAAGGACAAACCTTCACTCAATTGATCAACGACCACCTATCAAAGGTCCGCTTCTCGGCTAAGGGTAAAAAGCTCGGACGCCCTGTCGGCAATAAGAACAAGGCAGGACATAAGGCTGGTCGCCGTCCTAAAACGAAAGAACCGTTGATCGTTTCGGATAAGATTGTTGAGCGAGAATTGAGAAGCGTTACCCTCAAAAACCTCGACCACTCTACCAGTACGATGTGGTTGCAGGGAACTGCACAATCTTCCCTAAATGTATAGGATCTAAACATTGGCTCCCTACAAGGCCACCCATGAGGAACGCCCCATCCGACGCGCAGCTATGCACGAGATGCGGAAGAGGGGGTGTTCCTATGCGGTGATAGGACGTAAGTTTAACATCAGTAAAAACAGTGCACGTGCCGTGCTCCTAAAGTATTATAAGGTGCTCGGCATAAAAGATGTGAAGGACAAAGGACCATGAGCGAAGAACAGTGGGTGAGTATCACGACTGACATAGCTACTGTCATAATCGTGCTCGGCATAACGGCCTTCTTGGCAAAGCTAGTTATCGAGCTGGCAGCAGGGTTTCGGGAGAGCTGATATGCCAACCCTGTATGAGGAACTGGTAGCCCTTGGCGTGGAGATGGACACCTATGTGGGTGATGTCTACGTGCCGATGACAGATGCAACAACCAAGCTGGCTCAAAAGCACGGCATCCGCTTTAGGATACTGAAGGCGGACAAGGATCAGAAGATGTGGATCGAACTGAAGTTTCAGAACGATCCTTACTACAAGAAAAACCTCTGGGAGGCAGACGCTTGGAAGCCGCCCCTCACAAAGTTTAGGATTCCCCTGTTGAAGGACCAGCCAAAATAATCGCTTGACAATGTAACTAAACAGTGACACTTTACAGTTCCACTTAGACATAGAAAGGATTAAGTGCGATGAGCAACCAACTGTTTGACCTTCTGATGAAGGACCTCGAAACCGAAATCCGTCGTGTGTACGACAGCAACACCCGCCCAATGCTTTATGGGGGAGGATTCCTGCATGGTTACATGTACACCTTCTTCCTCTCTTTGATAAAGGAACTGCCTGAACCCGCTCGGGAAAAGGTGATCGATGACATCGTCGACCGCGTCATTTTCCTGCGGTCACGTGATCCGGAAATTCCTGTGACCATCATCGAAGGGGAGGCGGCATGATAAAGCGGGCCCTCATGTTGCTGATCGTGGTTCACCTGATGGGGGCCTGTGCCGTTGTGGTTAAGGAGGGGGCTCCACTTCCCCCTCCTCGTCCAAAGGAGTTTCAAAATCATGCGGTACATTAATATCAATGACGTACATGAAAAGAAGCTTCACTTGTTTCGCAGAGGAAACGGAGAAGAAACAACATATGAAATAAGGTTTGCACACTACTGCAACAACCACATGTGGGGCTACGACACCGAGACCTTTCAAGCAAAGGCAAAGTCTATGAAGGAGCTGGAGGCCCTGCTGACTGAAGCACTTGACGCCATCAATAGCGGCTACATCAAGTGGGCACAGGACCAAGTAAAGATTCCGGAGCACCTAGAGTAATGGCGAACATCTTATGGACAGAGGACGACATAGAAACCTTGAAGGCAGGGATGATGCTTGGTAAGTCCGCTCGGGAGATCGGGGCGGAGATCAACAAGACCCGCAATGCTGTGCTTGGTTTCATCCACCGGAACTTCCGGACAGAGCGTAAACCCCGTGTGCCCAGACCCGTCAAGGCGGTGACCCCGGAAAGAAAGCATCCACCTTTGTCCGCCATGCGGCCTTTGGTAAAGCGGACAAGACCAAGGATAGAGGACAGCCCCAACCTGTTTAAGGTCAAGCTGGGCATGGACGACAAGCCAAGGCTGTTTGACATCAGCCGTTATCAATGTCGGTGGGTTATGAACCGAGAGGTCAACCCCATCGTTTGCGGAGAGCCTACCCACAATTGCACCAGCTGGTGCGCCACACATTACGATAGAGTTTTTACTCGCAAACTGGAGAAAGAAGATGGTTGATTTTTTATCCACCGTAAATGCAAAAGAACGGGCCAAGGCATTGAGCCTCATCCTTCCGGATGAGGCAGCATGGAAGGCAGCATCTAGCTTTGCCTACGCCTCTATCACTGGGGCTTTCTACGACGTAGCACAAGAGAGGGACTACGATGCCGATGTTTGTCGGGAGTACCTTGCGCTAAACATGCTGTACCACATCTGCAATCTGGCTGTGGAAAGCAGCATTCCCTTAGAGGAGTTCCTCGTCATCTGCAAAGAGGGGTACAATTGTTCGATGGAAATTGTATCCGAGAATTTTAAAACCGCTGGTAACGCATGAGCAATAAGTTGGGAGAAGAAGTTATGAGGTATCAAGATATCTTGAGCAAGGCTCTTTCTATCACCGAGGAACGCGGCAAACAATATGGACCTATGTACCCAATGGCAACACGAGCGGCGGCACTTGCGGCAATTCGCCTGAACAAAACCATCACGGCTTACGACATCGTGGTCATTCTATCCTGCGTCAAACAAAGTCGCCTGTCGTTTGACCCCAACAATACCGACTCATGGATCGACTCGATTGCTTACGACTCTTTTGCAGCACAGCTTGCAATGGCAAAGGACGGAGGAGCCTTGAGCTCGGACATGCGCGACGTGGTGCTGGCCCAAGTAGAACACGATCTGAGGGAGACGCTCTATGGTTCACCTGTACAAGATGTACCTACAGTTGAAGAGAAGGCGAAGAAGTAGGATGCCCCGCGTGTTGAACCATGTCTATTCCAGAGATGGCTTTGCATTAGCCCATGGAAATGTGATATATTTTTACACTGCTGTGACAATTAAAAATGGGTGTCAAGAGTAACTGCTTTACACGCATAACAATAAAAGGACCTATGACATGAACGCATTACTGAAGGAGATTAAAACTGGATTGAACCTTTCAGCACAGCTGTCGATGCTCCTCGAACTGCTCTTGCTCAAGCAGGAGGTGACCAAGGACGAACTCTATCAGGCTATTGTGGATTACAACCCGCGCATCCAGCACTCAAAATCAACGGTTCGTATGGCGGTCTACCGTCTGCGCCACGTGCTGGCAACCAAGGGGTTTCACATTCACAGTCGCTACGGAGAGGGGTACTACATGCCCCCCTCCGACAAGGCCTTGCTGAAGGCAATGATTCGAAGAGCCTCTGAAGAAGAGCCTACTTCTTGACCCCCCAAAAGAGGCCATCCTCTCCAAGCGAGTGGGTGGCCTCACCCCATGAAGGCCCCACCTCTGCATCGACAACCGACGGGACTGCCAACTGAACGCAGTTCTCCATGATGGCAATCACCTTGTGCGCCATCTCCGGACTGTCCACCGACACCGCCAGTTCATCGTGGATCTGAACCATTGGCAAGATGCCGTTCTCGTACAGGTCAACCATCGCCTTCTTCGTCTGGTCTGCCGCCGACCCTTGGATCAGTTTGTTCAGGGTCTTGTACGTGAACGCCCGCTTGATATTGCGGGGGCCACCGTATTC